TTGATGTTCTTTATGGAGGTGGTACACCCATCAACCCTAGAGAGATTTATCATCATTGTTGCGCAAGCCATCTTCTGGCATTACTACCTTATCTTGTATCTACTCTTTCCGAAGACCGCGCACCGCATGGTGGGTTACTTCGAAGAAGAGGCGGTTGACAGTTATACCGCATATTTGATCGAGATTGAAGAAGGTCGTATCGAAGACGTTCCTGCTCCGGATATTGCGATTGAGTATTACGATCTACTACCGGAAGCGAAACTGTCCGATATGATCAAATACGTTCGACGTGATGAGATGCACCACGCAAAGGTGAATCACGCTTACGCGAACGAGAAGTAATCACTGCCAGTGTTGACCGCCCTTCGGGGCGGCCCTGTTTACACTTTACAACCGCATCAACTTCGTGTATAATCGCACTATTATATTATGGAGGTTGTATGAGTAAAGAGTTTTTGTGGGTAGAGAAGTATCGTCCAACTAAGGTTTCGGAGACTATCCTACCGGACGAACTGAAGAATGCGTTTCAGACCATCGTTGACGGTGGTGAGATCCCCAACATGATGTTCACTGGTACCGCCGGTACTGGTAAGACCACTGTCGCCAAGGCTATCTGTAACGAACTAGACCTTGACTACATCGTCATCAATGGATCGGAAGAAGGTAACATTGACACACTGCGCGGCAAGATCAAACAGTTCGCGTCGTCGGTCTCTCTGTCCGGTGGGTACAAAGTCGTCATCCTAGACGAGGCAGACTACCTAAACCCACAGTCCACCCAGCCTGCATTGCGCGGGTTCATCGAAGAGTTCTCCAAGAACTGTCGATTCATCATGACGTGCAACTTCGAGAACCGCATCATTGACCCGTTGCACTCTCGATGTTCGAAGTACCAATTCAACTTTGACAAGAAAACTATGGCCGCACTGTGTGGTCAATTCATGGGTCGTTTGCGTACAATACTAGACACTGAGGGTGTCGCGTACGAGAACGATACTGTGGCTCAGATCATTATGCGTCACGCACCAGACTGGCGACGTGTACTGAATGAGTGTCAGAAGGGTTCTATCTCAGGCACTCTGAATAATCCAGTAGGGTTAGATAGTGATGTATCTGACCCGTATACGGTATTATTTAACGCAATTCGCGAGAAGAACTTTAAACGAATGCGCACTTGGGTTGTAAATAATATAGATATAGAACCCGCTGCTATCTTTCGTGGTATCTATGACAGAATGTACGAGTTTGTCTCACCGTCTAGTATCCCGCAGTTGGTGCTAATACTAGGTGACTACCAGTATAAAAATGCGTTCGTGCAAGATCACGAACTAAACTTGGTTGCCTGTCTCACTGAGGTGATGGCAAACGTTGAGATCAAAGAATGAGTACAAAAACCTATGAGATGACTCCGGCCGACAATGTATTATACTTCCCTAACAACATCGACGTTAGGATGTGTCCAAAGAATGGAATGTCAACTCTTAAAGAACTCCACAGGTTACATCGCGGAGTTGGAGAATACATCGGTCGTATTGACCGATTAAATAAAGTAAGAAAGGACGGGGACCAGTTTGATATCCCCTTCCGCAAAGGAAGCTACAGGATTGCAGTAAGACGTGATCCCGTAGACCGTTTTAAATCCGCGTGTGAGTACATTGTTGCAAACCACGCAACATATATCAGACAAGGTCGTGCAGACGAACTACCGTCATTAGACGCGGAGCTAGACGTAGTTCTGGACAATATAGAAAACGGTACCATAAAAAACAATCACTTTTATACTCAGTCGTGGTATCTGGGTAAACCAAGTGATTATGATATGGTTGTTCATATTGACGAACTGACCCAACTTATGGTATTCTTAAACGAAGCTGCAGAACTAAACTTGGCCCCAGACCAGTTAAATATATGGGACAACAAGACCACATTGAAAATGTACGGTGATTCGGTGACTGTCATGCAGAGACGCCGCATCAAGAAACTGTACCGACGTGATTATGAATATGGGTGGTGTAAAATTGAAGACCGAATCTAAAGTAAGTCCTTTCGACTTTCTTAAAAGTATCAACGACACTAAAGTAAATTTAATAGACCAAGATGAAACGAACGCTAAGTACTATAACAGTTACATCGTGAATCGTTCCTTGTCTTATTTTCCGGATACTGTGGCCATTGCAAATGAAATGAACAGGTTACATCATCTGGATGAGAAACTTCAGAACGATTTTCTTATAAATATTGTTAGAAAGAGAAAACGATTTTCGAAATGGGATAAGTCTACTGATTCTGAGTCTCTTGGTGCAATTAAAGAGTATTATGGCTATAGTAACGACAAGGCGCGTCATGCCCTTGCAATCTTGACCCAAGACGAAATAACAACTATAACTAAAAAGGTGTACAAGGGTGGAAGAGAATAATCTAGTCCAATGGAATCCAGACATGATGTTAGAGATATCATTGTCTGAACCGGACGATTTCTTAAAGGTAAGAGAGACTCTTACTCGAATAGGTGTTGCATCCCGACGCGATAACACACTATTCCAATCATGCCATATCTTGCACAAGCAGGGTAGGTATTTTATCGTCCACTTCAAAGAACTATTCCTACTTGACGGGAAGAAGTCTAACTTAGAAGTCAGTGACGTAGAAAGACGTAACACTATTGCAACCTTACTACAGGATTGGGGCCTAGTCACAATTCTAAATAAGGAAGTTGCAAAGAACTGCGCACCAATGCGACAGATCAAAATCATCGCGTATCGCGATAAGCCAAACTGGACATTGCAACCGAAATACAATATCGGGAACAGTTAATATATGACAGATTATTATGGGATCTTTGAAGATCGTGATGACAATATCAAAGACAAGGTTCCATTCATAGGTCGTCTACCTTTCAACATGCAAGAGACCTATGGATGGAATGAGTTCATGAATATGATGGACTCACATCCGGACGATCTATACGATCGTAATTCGGATAAGATGCGCATCGGCCTCAACTCTTTCCATTCTCGCGGTAGTGCACCGGAGTTTGCAAAGAATATCTACGAGGAGATGCAAGACGTATTCGCACTTCACGCCAACAAGATCACTAACATTGCGTTTAGTGGGTTTGGTCGTGACAGTGGATCTTACCCGTGGCACAAGGATTCGATGGACGTATTCTTGGTTCAGGTTATTTCAACTGTCGGTCTCAAGGTAGAGGGCATCAATAACGAGGAACCATTTGACTTCGAGCCTGGGATGTACGTGTACTTGCCACGTGGGACACACCACCAAGTATTTCCAAAAGTCTCAAGGGTCTCATTCTCTTTCGGTGTGGAGGGCGGCCCTGACCCATCGCAGTACTACTAAGGACGGATCATGACTGATAAAGAGAACAAGGTCGTTTCATTATCGAAAGTCTTGAAGAATAAAAAAGAAAAAGAACGCGAACTTAGCATGTATAAAAACCATCTCGCCATGATCTATGATCGTATGGCCTTCTTAGAGATGGATAGGAAAGTTACAGAAGAAATCATCGAGATGATTGAGAACGACCGTGTCGTCCTTGTCGATGATTCAGTACCATTGGTCGGCGTTCATGACGACGACTACCCAGACTTTGATGGCGATGATTCTGCATAACCCGTAGAGGGTATGTAACTTTTTCGCACAAAGTGTTACTGAACGTAATGTTTAGTATATATAGTATCGACATGCCGAATAGTCGGGTGTCAAATCATAACTTGCTTAAATATTAAGGAGTCAACAACATGACATTAACTGCAAAACAACTGTTCCCACGCTCAGCATTCGTCGGTTTCGATACCATGATCGACGAACTGGATCGTATTTCGCGCCATTCGGGTGATACGTTCCCCCCGCATAATATTCTAAAGACGGGAGAGGATCAATACCTAATCGAGTTAGCAGTCGCGGGTTTCGCCCAAGACGAGCTCGAGATCGAAGTAAAGAACCGTACACTTACCATTCGAGGGCAGCATAAAGATTCCGGTAGAGACTATATTCACAAAGGTATATCGACGAAAAAGTTCGAGCGCCAGTTCCGCATGTCGGAGTATGTTGAAGTAATGGGAGCTGATTTCAGGGATGGACTACTTGCCGTCCAGTTAGAAGTAATGATCCCTGAGAATCAGAAGCCTCGTAAAATAACGATCAATCAATTATACGAGGAAAACAATAATGGAGAAGAGCAGTCGTCCCAGTTCTAAACTTGAAGATATGGGATTCTTCGTCGCAACGTTTGTCACTATGACTACCGTTGCGTATTGTCTAGCCCAGCTAGTCTAAATAAAGAGGGGACGCAAGTCCCCTTTTTCATTGGTGTTAAAATGAATCTAATCTATCAGTACTGGGACGGAGATCTTACTTCCGAAGTTTCTGCAGGGGTTGATGCAATGGCTGCATACGCCCGCCGCATTGGTGTAGAGTACAGATTCGAACAGAACACCCACTTCCTTGCAAACCACTACAACTATTCTACCGAAGGGTTTGACCAATACTTTGGTGCACTCAAGCCTTTACTTGAGTATGAATTCGACGACTACGACACTATTATGTTCGCGGACGTTGACATCTTCCCCGTGACCAGTGATAATATATTCGACACCTTTACAGGTGAAGTCGGTATGGTGCCCGAACCATTCCTAGATGCAATGCAACCTATTACTCGCGAACGATTCGAACACTGGAAGAGTCATCACCAATACATTCGCGAAAACCTTAACGCGGGTGTCTGTTTGTATTCAAAAGAAGTAAGACGCAAGGCACGGGATTGGTATAACCTACCTGAGTATATCAACCATATGCGAACAATCAAAGTCAATGAATATTTCTTGACAGACCAACCATTTCTGCAACAACTATTCTACGGTAACGACGCAGACATACAACTGTTGGATCAAGATTGGAACTCGCACGTATTTGATGAGCACTGGAAACAATACGGTGCGTGGCGATCTAAGAGACACGATTTAAGAACATCTACCACTAAGTTTATACACTGTCGCCTCGAAGGTGACAAACTAAGAGAGTTTATCAATGAACTATGATATCAATAGATTTGATGAACTTGGTTATGTGATAGTGAAAGATTTTATGGGTGTGGAGGAACACATGGAACTTCACATGGAGCAACTGCGTCTCACGGAAATGGGTATGTTGAGGACGGACAATGGTGATGGCTGGGTAATGAACGAACCGCACAACCCATGTAAGTTGGATGGTGCGATGTTGCGTTCCCCTGTGTTCCGTCGTCTAGGTCGTCACCGCAACCTAGTACCTATCGCAAAGACGTTATTAAAACAAAACAACCTAGACACGTACATCTCAAAGTTTTTTCCGATGATGCCACGCAACGGGTTCTCTGTGGACTGGCACCAAGACAATCATTACATTCAGGCCGA